ATTTCATTACCCTGCCGGTATCATTCCGGGGAACATACCTGCTGACCTTCTCCGTCCTTGCCTGTTGGATGTACGGAGTAATCCCTTCCAGAAACTGACCAATCATGTCCAGTGACATCGTCTCACCAAATGCCGCCTGGCTCGTCCCCCCTCCAAAAACATGGTCGATCCGCTCCCGCAGAAATGCGCACATCTCCTTCATGCAGGCAATCCCCTCCGCAACCCCAACCGAAATCCCATTCGCATCCACCCCGGCATCTTCCAGCTTCCGGATCCGCTCCTCAAACTCGGCTTTCTTCGCCTCAAATTCCAGGTAGATCCCATAAAACCGCTCGGTAAACAAAATGTCGTGCGGATCAAATTCAATCACCCGCTCCGGG